ATGGGTACAAAGGATTGATGAGCGCTGTTATCACAAGAGCCATTTCAGATTCGCTAATTCAGCTAAAAGAAAAAGGAAAAATGTCACCTCTAGCCAATGATGCGTTTAGGTTTTTGTTTAGCGATGACATTGATTTGTACTTAGAGTTTTTGGACATTGACCCTAAGTACTTTAAAACGCATCTGGTTAATACTATGTTCAATGACTCTGATAATGTAGGTCTTCATCCGACTAAAAAATGGATGTTTCGCATTAATTACAAAAAGTACATGCAAAAGCAAGCAAAAAAAGCTGTGATGGCTGCGACTTAAGCCAACCCATAAATGTAAGAAAAAATATAAGTACGCCAATCTATTGATATACTTGTTTTGCCGTGGCGAATCTTGAGAAAAGAAAACTAATGAAATGTTTATCTAAAGGTTGTAAAACCATCTCGTTGCTCATGACGTGCGAGTTATGTTACCCGTGCTCACAATTGATTGAGCATACACCTGTAGCTGACTTGATTGCACAGTACGAGGCTCGTATTGCTGAACTTGAAGCCGAACTAAACAAAAAAAGTTAAAGTTTTACAAATGGCGAACTGTTGGGAATTAGCGACCCAATAGTTATTTATTCTCAGAAAATCGTGCTTTATCGAGGGTTCGCCACATCACAGATTGCATTAAATATATCAATAAACTTGGCGCCCGATTCTAGGGTCTCTGGCGTATCTTTGACGCTATAGGTAGGCAAGTCCCGCTCTAACTCTCTACAAATCGCCCTAGAGGTCTCTGAGCCGCTTTGCAACGCGCAACCGTTCAATAGCGGTAGCGTTATTACCATCAGCCCTGCGAACCCTATCCGCCAAGTCCTCAATTGTTCGTGCCTGTGCATTATCAGCCTCTCTCATGTCGTTTTCAGCAGAGTCATACCCTTGCTTGCGACCTGCTAAATAAATCGCTAGGACGCTTAATATAGCCCCAAGAACGGCTATTATGTAGCCTTTGAATCTCAGCCAGATTGCCATTGTCCGCTCCGCATTTGTTCTGCCATTTCATGTGCTCGATTTGGTGTCTGCTGCGCCCAAAGCGATTGAAGCATATTATCAGCCGCATCTGAATAATCCCCGTTTTCAATTAAACGCAAAGTGTTCTTAAATTGCATTAGACCATGAGTGCCCATCTGAAATGCCATATTGAGTAGGACGGCTTGCCTTGGTTGGGTTAAGGTTTGAAAGTACGGCAAATAGCGCGTAAGAGCGTCATAGACTTTGTTTATATCGTTTGCAAGTAAATACTCAGCTTCAGGCTCTGTGATACCACCGTTTTTGGCTTTGTCAATTAACCGACCATAGCCTATTGTTAAAAGGCCAAGTGAATCGGTATAAGCATGTAACACAAGACCTTCATGCTTTTTAATTTGATTCGTGACTTGCGTTAGAAATCTATTTGTACTATGATTGTTTTGGACTGTATCAACCTGAACAGGCATATCTAAAGGTTTCTTTTTGGAGAACATCTTGGCTAAAAATTCCAGACTCATAAATCTATCCTTAAAACAATTTGGAAATTGGACAGTACTAGAACAACATGGAAACACAAAAGGCGGGGCAGCAATATGGAAATCACAGTGTGTGTGTGGGAATATTTGCTACCTAATTGGTCAAGATTTAAGAAAAGGAAAAACAACATCATGCGGTTGCACATTAAAAGAATTGACTAGGAAACGCTTTACTACTCACGGGCAAACAAACACAAGACTTTATAGAATATTTAAAGCAATGAAAACGAGATGTACCAATAAAAATATTCCAAATGCAAAAAATTATAGCGGTAAAAACATCACAATTTGTCCTGAATGGAATGCTTTTGAAATTTTTAAAAAATGGGCTTTAGAAAACGGGTATCAAGATAATTTAAGCATTGACCGCATTGATAATAATAAAAATTATAGCCCTGACAATTGTCGTTGGGCAACTGCTTTGCAACAAAGTGTAAATAGAGAATTTGTTTTAAAATCACCATCAGGCGAACCGTGGAGTCAAATTGCTAAGAAAAACGGAATTCCAGTTACGTTATTTCATAGCAGAAAACATGAAAAATGGCCTTGCGAATACGCTGCAACTTTACCAAAAGGCACTAGGATTAAGGATTATCTTTTTGGTCTATCTTCGATTGCTTGATAACTCGGGCAACGGGGCTTGCAACGATGCAGACGATGGCAATGACTCTAAGGATTTCGTCACCGACTTGTTGTGTGATTGAATCGGGAAGAGTTTGGATAACAGTTGCGACAGCATTTGGGAATGCCTCCAATAAAGTTAAGATTGTGCCACCTAATATAGATAATCGTACCGACCACCACTTAGACCAATCTTTAGAGTTTTCGACTAACTTCATACAGCTTTCCCCCTAAAGTAAGCAACGCCATCAAGAACAGCGCAAAACTCAGGCTGAATTAACTTGCCATCTACAATTGTAAGGACAGCAAACCCGCTGCAATGGTTGGTTGGGTTGTCTTCCCCATAGCCCATATGGTCACCATCTGTCTCAGCCAATGTGCCTGTATCAACCCCCCAGCGAGTTCCGTTATAATCCGACAAAATGGTGGCTTGTAGGCGATGTAGATGGCCTGTCACGAGATTTGTCCCAGATTTTAAAGTATTGGAATAAGTAGCGTGAATTCCCCCGTGCCAGCGATGCTTAATCATCAGGTTACGGTTGACCATAACCGACATACAGAATAGCCAACGTGGGAAATGGTCTTTTAAGCTAAATCCTGCGACGCCCTCAAATTCAGGTGCAAGGTTTGCAAGTTTACTTTCAAAGCGAGCGTCATGATTTCCGAGGGTAAAAATACACTTAGCGTTACCTGCGACTTTTTCAATCTCACCAAGCCTGTCAGATACCGCCTCTAATTCTTCTTTCACAGTCGGCATCTTAACGGTTGACCAAGCAGACTTTGGATAGCGAGAAATTGATGCCCCATCGAAAGCGTCACCGTTCATCACGATAATGTCGCATTTGTGTTTCTTAATTAGTTTAACAAACGCTTGGTGGGCTGTAGATACTTCATCAGGCCAATAATGGGCGTCACTTGCTACAAATATAGTGGCATTATCTATGTCTACGTCCATGCGTGACATGTGGTCACGGACGTAATATTCTGGTGCGGTAACGTGGTCAGCTATTAAACGAATCTTATATTTGTTTTCAAGCCTTCTGCGTCTTAAATAAACCGCACGAACATCAATTTTAAGTTTTTTACTGACCGCAGAAGCTGATTTTAGTTCATTCCACACTTCAAGAAATTCTTTATCGCTATGTCTGACAGTCATGCAAGCCCCACCTATTTTGTCCAACGTTCCCAAATCACTGTGGTAGCCGCACCAACTGCAACAACAACAGCCGCAATTTTTAATATTCGGCTTGCAAAACGTGCAATCCAATCTAGTGCAATGAATGCGCCCTTGGCTGACGCAAACGCTTCAACCACTTCGGTTGTCTGTTGGTCGATATGGTCTACTTTAGATTCGACAGCCACAAGGCGGTCATAAATATCTTTGTGGCTGACTTCTTCCATATCGCACCTGTAAAATGTTAATAATTTATAACATGATTATAAACTACACTTAGCCCCAAACACGTCTTGGGCTTGTTGGAACGACCGCAAACGGTTCTAGTGGTGTAGCATCTTCACCAATCACGCGAACGTTGACGTGCCATCCTTCTAGTGCCACAGGTTCGGTAATCACTTCACCGTCAGCACCATACTCGCCACCTTCGTAGATTGTGCCAATGGTGTCAATGTTTGCAAAGTTAGCAACCTCGTAACCTTCTACATTATCGATGCCATTTTCAGGGTCAGCTTCAACAGCGCCTTCGATGCGGTACAGGATTGACTTAGCTTCGGCTTCGTCTGCGAATTTTAAATATAAGTCGGTCATAATTGTTCCTTTAACTTGTGAGGGCTTGGAGGTTGGTGTTCGAGAGACGTAGGGGGTAGTAGGATATGCGCTTGATTGTGCTGTTTATATATTGGTCTATTCCAGATGAACCAATATATGCAACAGTAACCCCTTGCGAAACTCTACCTGATGTATCTGTTACTACGGTTGCTGAATTTAAAGACCCTGCAAAATCATTTGTTTTATAAGCCATTATTGTTTTAATTTCAGTAGATGCGCTGGGAGTCCCAAGATTTAACAAAGCCACTTGAAGACCTGCATCATTACAAATCCCATAAACTGTGCCACTTGCCGCTTGAGATTGCCTTACTATGTAAACTCCATTGGTAAGGCTAGTTCCTATAATTCCAAATATAATTTGGTCTGATGATGCGTTACTAGCTGTCATTGCTTCAGCATAAAAACTCCCCTCATCCTGCCGATACCAATCACTAAAATTCGCCCCCGTCATACTTGCAAAATCAGCAGAGCGTGTGACTTGAGATGCTTCGGTTTTTATGTACGAGGTACTAAAACTGCCTTGTTCGAGACTTGCACCACAGATGTAGATGCCTGAGTAGCCATCGCCTGCTGTTCCTTCGACTGCACTTACACCACCGATGTTAGGTCGATATTGCGCTCCACCATAAAGACTCCCCGTAGCAAGTGTCGCACTAACAGTACACCTAAACCACCCGTTACCAACAGGAGTTATTGTAGACGTTGAACCAACAGCGCTATTAACAATAGTTCCATTTTCAAGGTCGTAAAGCGTAGCCACTTTGTAGCTAGCCCCATCAAAGCAGGTAATTGCCGCATGAATGTACTCGGCAGACTTAAAATAAGCCGACCACGCATATGTTCCTGCTGGAATGTCTGGTGCAACAAGAGAATGTTGATTTGCATCCGTGCTGGGAATAAGTTTATCACCCGTCAATGTCCCATCAGGTGCAATAACTGTATTAGAAGTAACCGTAACATTAGTTTTACCCCAATACACATTATCAAACTCCTCACTCCGCAACAACAAATTAGTCCTCTGCTCCTCCACCAACAACCCCAAACTCTCCCCCGTTACAGGGTTATGGTCAAACCTTGCTGAGTTTGCAGGGGCTGTTAAGAGGGTAGGGATATAGTTGGTGATGGGTTGGGTGGTGGTTGGTGTATAGGCGGTGACTGTGTTGCGTTGCTCTAATTGTGCGCCCCAGATAAAAGCACTAGGACTATAGTTGTGGATGAAAAGTGTTGATAAACCTGCGTTATTTGTCCAAGAAAATGTGCAACGATACCAACCACTACCTACATCAGTTATTGTTGCCGTTGGTGAGCCACCATTATCGCTAACTGAAACCGAACCTGCTC